AATAGTTGTTACAGAAGGATAAAAAACACCAGGAGACCTTTGATAGTACCTAGAATCATGAAGTGTAATTTGTCTTAGCTCAGGATCTGTTTCAACGATACGTCTTAAGAACTTGTCTTTGTAGACGTTCTTTGATTGTTCAATCATATTAGTTGGATTTTCTTTAGAAGGAGGTCACTAAAAGATAGTGGCTTAGCTTTATGCAAAAGCTTGGTCATCTCTACAAAACCAATGTCAGATGGATCTTTTCCTTCCAAATCTATTAAATAAACCTCTTTCCCGTGATCGAGAAGAGTTTGTGAATAATCTAACGCCTCTTTCAAAGCGTCTTTGTCTAATGCTAAATATACTGTTTTTACTTCAGATTCTACTAATTTCAACATGAGTGACTTAGGAATAGTCTTGCCAAACAAAGGAACTGCGTTACGTTTAATAGCAATGGCATCGAATATTCCTTCACATAAAATAACCGGAACAGACCAATTAATAAAGAACTCAAGCCCTATCAACTCTGTCTTATTACAACTAGGTGCATCAATCTTTTGAAAAGGATCTGGCTCAAATGATCTTGCTATAAAGTAATTAATCATACCGTCTTTATTATAAGATGGTACAATCACTTTGTTTCTATATCTTCCTTTACTACAATATCCTATATTATACTTTTGTATGTCTTGAACAGAGATCTGCCTTTTCTTTAAGTAAGCTAAAGCGTGTCTGGCTTCTAGTGACTTGTCTGGATTAATCAGTGATACAAATTCTTCTGGTAGGGTTACCTTATTTGCTTTTGTGGTATCAATCTTGGTATTATCTCCTTGAAAATAACTCTTCATCTCGATCAACTTCTCTGTAGGAGCTTCGATCTTTTTTAAGAGTGATACTGGTGTTTTACCTTTAGTAGGTGGGTGGCATGTCCAGCAATTGTATTGTCCAGTCTTAATGTTAACAATCAATTTTGGATTATGATGCTTACAAACCGGGCAATAAAAAGCATAGTCCATAGTTGTTTTAGAACCTTTGGCTTTGCCTAATACACTCTCAAGTAAACCTAAAACGAGTAGTTCTTTGTCCATTAGTCTAATATAAGACAAAAAAACGAAATAAAAAAATATTTATAAAAAAATTTTTCTGTTTCAAATAAATGTTGTATATTGGTTGTATCTAACGCCAGATCTAGTCATGATCTATGCCATAGCTTGGTGAGATTCCATGAGTGAGTTTTAGAATGACTAGAAGAAAATGGCTACCAGGAGCTAAGACTAAGATATGCTTCAGGTATATAAAGATAGTCGAAAGTGAAAGTTTAAAAGAATATCGGCAAAAGCCGACGGTTTACTCCGCTTAGGGCTTTTAAATATAAACTAAGGCAAAAAACAAAGTCAAAGAAAAACTTCTATATAGGAAAATACCCTATATAAAAAATATTTTTATGGAAATAAATGGAGATAAAATAACAGAAGAACAACTAGAAGCATTATACATATATTTGTCATTTGCATTTGACACTATGGATAAAGAAGAACAATTGTTTTGGATTGAATTAATGAAAGAAATAGATAAAGAATTCACGGAGGTATAAGTTATGGCAAAATTAATATTCTTGGTTTTAGATGGTTGTAGTAAGTGTCAAAGCCTTAAAAACAAATTAGGCTACTTTAACAACTCATTCAAGTTCTATTCTTGTGACGGAGAAAATTCTTTATGTGATGATGCCGAAACATTAACCGGAGTAGAAACATACCCTATGACACTTGTACTAGACATAAATAATAATGTAGAACAAATTGTATATTTTACCGATGAGTATGATAAAGTAGGTAAAAAGATAGAATTAACAAAAGGAGTGAAAGGTTATCCTGTTTACTCTGTAGATCAAATGGTAGATTACGTAACTAAATTGTAAATTAACAAAATGAAATACAAACAATTAATCCAAAAGAAGATTTTTGAACTAAATAATTTTCTTAACGGCCAAGACGCCCTATTGTCAACTGGAAGATCAATCGATGAAATTAGAGCTCACATTGAAAGAATGAAATCTAAGTTACAAGAGATTGAAGTATTAATCAATAGTGAAACTGAACAATAAAAATAAAATAATAAGTTATGAAAGAGTTATCGGCAGAGCAGATTCAACAGAATCTAAATAGGTTCTATGAACTGATCAACAAGTATATCACTGGAGATAGAAAAGACAAACTAATTGACTTTTATAAGTCTTTAGAAGAAGTTTTGGCTTTAGCTCCGGCTTCTACTAAATTAGATCATCATAATTGTTTTCCTGGTGGTTATGTAGATCATGTAATAAGAGTGGTTGAAGCAAGTCTGGTATTTGAAAAGGTTTGGGATAAGTTTGGTCAGAAAAAAAACTATACAACAGAAGAGTTAGTTTTCTCAGCCATCAATCATGATCTTGGTAAACTAGGAACTAAAGATCAACCTTTTTATGTACCAAATGATTCACAGTGGCATATTGAGAAGCAAGGTGCTTTATATAAGTACAACTCTAAAGTCACTCATATGAGAATAGCAGACCGTAGTTTATTCTACCTCCAGAATGAAGGAATAGAAGTTACAGAAAATGAATATCTAGCTATTAAGCTTCATGATGGTTTATATGAAGAAGGAAACAAACCTTACTTTATAACATATAATAAAGATACAGAACTAAAGTCAAATATAGTTCATATTCTACATCAAGCTGATCTAATGGCTAGTCGTGTCGAATAACAAATAAAAATAATATGATAACAACAATTATAGCAATATCTTTATGGATTGCTACTGTAGTAGGATGGATCATTTTCAACCTATATACTAAGAATAGAAAATTAGAGAATATAGTAGTTAACCAACAACTATTCATTGACGGAGTTAAAGGATGCATGAAAGAGATCAATACTTGTGCAAATCAAATTGATTCTAAGTTATGGGTTCAATCAGATCCAGAATTCTTAGAACTAATGGAGAACGTCAAGAAAATGCAAGATTCTATCAATAACTTTATAGAAGAATAAAATGGTAGATATTTTAGACAAAGAAGAAGAAGTTCTACTTACCAAGAAAGGTGAGCCTAGAAAACGTAAGCCAAAGACAAAGAATAACTACTTCACTATAGAAACTGAAGAGGCTATTCTAGCATATCGTAATTCTAAGAGTCAAGCAGAAAGAAACAGAATCTATAACGAAAGGATCCACTACGGCTTCTATAAGCTAGTAGAAAATATTATTCATACGTTTAAGTTCTACTACACCGAAGTTGACAATATAGAAGACCTAAAGTATGAAGTGATCTCGTTTCTTTTACAAAAATTAGACCTCTACGACCAATCCAAAGGTAAAGCCTACTCTTATTTTGGGACCATTGCCAAAAGGTACTTGATTATCTATAACCAAAAGAATTACAAGAAGCTTGTATCTAAAGCAGACATTGGAGAACAACACGACGATAATGCCTTGGTTAATTCAATTCTAGTAAAAGAGCCAGAACCAGAGCTAGATAAGCTAGATATAGTCGAGCTTTTTATCAAGCATGTAGACGACAACTTGTTTGAGTTATTCGAGAAACCTGAGGAGATCAGGGTCGCTGATGCAATCCTAGAGATCTTCAAGAAAAGAGAGAATATAGATATTTTCAACAAGAAGGCTGTCTTCATCTATGTTAAAGAAATGACTGACACTCAGTCTAATACGATCACCAAAGTGATCAAGAAACTAAAAACCATCTACAAGACCATTCTAGACAACTACCTTGAAAATCACGACTTTTAATATTTATTCTAAAAGTCATGGAACTAGAAAAAGAGATATTCAAAGGCAAAAAGATAGCCGATCTAGTCGAAGAGGTTTACAACAAGCATAAAAACCAAGACTCTACCATTAAGCAAGAGATCATGAGACTTGCTGATATGATCGAGACTCCTGGTGATGCTATTGTAATTGTGCCTCTTTTGAAAGGATTCATGGATTCTAGCCTCAAGAACGACGAAGTCTTGATGAAACTCCTACAGCTTTTCCAAAAAGCATCGGCAGAAGCCAAGAAAGATGGTGTCGAAGATTCTGGCATTTTGACAGAAAAGGACATCGAGCAGTTGTTTTCTGAAGTAAGTAACATTAAGATTAAAGATCCTAAACAATTACCACAAGCATAATGTCAGACGGATATATTTTTGGTAATAAGTTTGACTCCAAAGTTGGTAGATCTATCGGCCAGTATTTCCAAATTGGTCGAGTTAAGTCTATTGTGTTAGGACCTTTTAAAGGAAACACTCAAGAACGTGATCCTGATTACGGAAGCCCTATTGATATAGGAAAGATCAAATATGAGCTGTTATATTCTACTTTAGGAACCTCTAAGTCTGGTGAAGTATCTGAACCGGCTTGGCCAATGTTTAACTTTATTAGGCAGTATCCTGTGGTTAATGAGATAGTGCTTATCATGGCAGGGCCTACTGAGAAGTTGAACGATCGTGTGTCTAATCAGCAATTCTTCTATTTTCCTCCATACAGTTTGTGGAATCGTGCTAATCATGGTGCTTTTCCAAACATGAGTGAGTATAGTAACTTCTTGAAACAGTCTGTTAATATTCAAGGGTATTCTGGAAATGCTGTAACTGGATCATCTCTTCCTTTGGGATATACTTTCCAAGAGAATCAACAAGTTAGAAATTTGCAGCCTTTTGAAGGTGATACAATACTACAAGCTAGATTCGGTCAATCTATCAGATTTGGATCAACTGTTCCTGTTCTAAAAAGAGATAATACATGGTCTAATTCTGGAAAGAATGGAGACCCTATAACTATTATACTAAATAGTCAAAGGCAAGAAAACCCTGGACTAAAGTTCAATAATATTGTAGAAGACATAAATAAAGACGGCTCTGCTATCTATATGACCTCTACTCAAGAGATCTTTTTAG